ACGGTCATTTGACTGACCGTTTTGTTGTCATCTACACTGGTCTTAAATTTTACAAGACTCACAATCTTCCTCCTCTATTAAATTTAACTCTAACAAAAACTTCGCACATTCTATTTAACCTTGCAAAATATTTGATTTTCATCATACTCCAAGATTATGGTTTTGTCCACCCATAACTCCACTTGTATCCTTTACAGTGCTTAAATTTTCCCTCACAAGTATATTTGATATTAGAAGGAGTTGTTCCTACAAATTTAGAAGCATCACTAATAGATTGAAACTCTCTTAAAAAGTTTCCTTCAATATCATACTGAAATACTTTAGTTCTTTTTACATTTGGATTATTTTTGAGTGTTTGAGATGTTTTACTTTTGCTTTCTTCTTTGTGAGATTTTCCAGCAAATCCACAAGGAGATGGTTGTCCTTTTCTCATCTTACTCCATTTTTCTTTTTGTTCTTTTGTGTGTGTTTTATTATAGAATGAATTTTCTTCTCCAATAAATTTGCCTTTTCTTTTTGATGATAAAAGTTCCTTTGTTTCTTCTGTATGAGAATATCCAAGAATTCCGCCATCACCACCAAGAGTTTGGTTATATTCTGGTTTTAATGAAGAAATCCATTCAATTTCTTTTTCACCAAGAATATCAACATCATATCTATCTAATTCCTCAATAATAAAATTATCCTCACCATACTTTCTTAATGCTTTATGGAGGTAAGTTGTTGAACCATTTTTAGAAGCATATAAGTGATTATAAAATCTTGTTGGTAAAGATTTTATGGTTTTCCCAACATATTTTTTATTATTAATTTTATTGGTTATTAGATAGATGCAACCATACATAAGATTTATTAAAACCTATTACTATTTATAATAATAGGTCTTTACACTTTCGTCAAATTTTACAAGATTCGCAATCATCCTCCGCTGTGTTTTCAATGTCAGAAATTAAATTATCTAGTGTTGAATTTGTCTCTTCAATTTCGTCGTTTTTATTGTCGTATGTGTTTTGATAATATGCTGTTTTCCAACCATAACGATAACAAGTCAAAAGATCTTGTGCCCATAAAGAAATAGGAATCTCATTGTCAGGAAACTTAGTTGGATTATAACTCCAGTTACCAGAAATTGCCTGATCAAAGAACTTTTGCATCACAGCAACAACATTAATATAACCACGATTGGACTCCATATCCCAAAGAAGCGTATAATTGCTCTTAAGACTGCTATATTGTGGGACAATCTGCTTGAGAACTCCTTTCTTGGACTTCTTAACGGACAGAAAGGCACGAGGTGGTTCGATTCCATTTGTTGCGTTTGACACAACGGAACTGCTCTCTGAAGGCATTTGTGCGGACAATGTTGAGTTCCGTACTCCGTACTTCTTGACATCCTCTCTAAGACCGTCCCAATCGTAATGAAGCTCATTTGGTACGATCTCATCTACATCCTTCTTGTATGTATCAATCGGCAGAATTCCATGTCCATACTTGGTACGATGGCTGAATTCACATGATCCTTTTTCTTTGGCAAGATTTACTGTAGCACGAATCAGATAATATTGGAATGCCTCTGAAAGATCATGAATCAGTTTCCAGGCATTAGGATCGTCATAGAACCACCCGTGCTTGGCAAGATAGTGTGCCAGACCAATATAACCTACTCCAAGGGAACGGCGTGCTTTGGTGGCGCGTTCTGCTGCTCTGACGGGATATTGCTGAAAATCAATAAGTTCGTCAAGACTCCTAACTGCAAGATCGCACAGAACATCAAGATCCTCCAAAGACCTGATTTTACCAATATTAATAGCAGAAAGGATACACAGAGCAATTTCCCCATCTTCATCGTCAATATGCTTGATTGGTTTGGTTGGAAGCGTAATCTCCTGACACAGATTGCTCATCTCAACTTTATCCATGAAGGAAGAGTGAGAGTTACAATGGTCGATATTCATGATGTAGAGACGACCAGTTTCTGCCCTCTGTTTCAGGATGTCCAGAATGAGTTCTTGAGCACCAATAGTTTTTCTTGGAATAGACTCATCTTGTTCATAGCCCACATAGAGATCATCAAATGAATCAGTACCAAAAGCATCATAGAGTCCTGGAACATCATGCGGTGAGAACAGGCTAATCTCTCCATTCTGGATGAAACGCTCATAGAAAAGTTTTGAAATTTGGATGGAGTAGTCAAGTTTTCTTACTCGATTGTCTTCTGTTCCTTTATTGTTTTTGAGAACAATAATGTCTTCTATTTCTTGGTGCCAGATGGGGAAGTGGACAGTTGCTGATCCACCTCGTATGCCATTTTGAGTGCAACATCTGACAGTTGCTTCAAACTTTTTGAGAAATGGGACAACACCTGTATGCTGCACTTCTCCACCTCTGATTTTGCTGTTGATGCCACGGATTCTACCTGCGTTGATACCGATTCCCGCCCTTTGTGCAACGTATTTACCGATAGCCATATCAGAACTAAAGATGCTATCGAGGGAGTCATCAACATCAACAAGAACACAGCTAGCATATTGTCGAAGTGGAGTTCGCACTCCTGCCATGATAGGTGTGGGAATGTTGATTCGGTGTTTTGAGATTGCGTCATAATACTTCTTTACGTAATCGAGACGGGTCTCTTTAGGATACTTCGAAAAGATAGTTGCGGCAATCAGAAGATACATGAACTGTGGTGTTTCGTAAAGAGCACCACTACTTCTGTCTTGCACTAGGTATTTATCCACAACCTGCCGCAATCCGGCATATGTAAACAAAAAGTCACGATCATGATCAATAAATGATTGTAGTTTATCAAACTCTTCATCAGTGTAAAGGTCCGCAATTTCTGCATCGTAAACACCTTTTTTAATGCATTGGTCCACGTGCTGTTTTACAGTTGGTGTTTCGTGCATACGACCATACAACTGTTTGCGAAGAGAAAACAGAAGAAGACGTGCTGCCACAAACTGATAGTTGGGATGGTCAAGATCAATCAAATCACTTGCGGCACGAATCAAAATTTCTTGAATCTTTGCCGTTGGAATGCCATCATAAAACTGAATACCTGATTGAATTTCGACCTGACTTGCAGAGACCCCGGCAAGGTCTTTACATGCCTCATCAACCATTTTATGAAGTTTATTCAAATCAAGAGGTTCAATAGACCCATTTCTCTTGACAACTTTTGTTCCGTTCGTCATATCTTTTTCCAATTGTTAAATTTGATCTTTGCTTCCAAACCAGAGTAGGTATTCGATTCTAGCACAGACTGAACATCATGTCCAGCAAGAATCATATCGTTTATATCTTTTTCTTTTACGTTGCTTGGCCAGATGACGACGCTTTCATTTCGTTCGATACATCTTTCAATCCTTCCAACAATCTCTCGATTGCGGGGCTCGTTATCATAAACAAAAATAATACTGCTTCCTTCAAGACAACGAATGTCACCGTCACTGCCACACAAAGCCACACTATTAGAGACGAAAGTGCTGTCAAAGGGTCCTTCGACCAAGTAGATAGGTAAGTCTCTATTGATTTTTTCCAGTCCATATATCTTCGGTGCCTCCTCCTGAATCATAATGGTGATATATTTATTGGGAGACTTATCTAGTGCTCTTCCCTGAAACCCAATCAAATTTTTATCTTCATCGTACATTGGAATGATGATACGCGGTTCATCTCTACCTATGGTGCTAAAAGTCTTTTTTTGTGTATTTGTCCACCGCTTGAATCCTTCCGCATAGTAAAATTTATCCGGGTCCAATTTTCTATTTTCAAGATATTTCTTCGCAACAGAATTACTTGATGCCTTTGGAAGATCAATAGATTGTTTGAATACAGGTTTCTTAAAATCAAACTTTGGTTCTTCAACCACAAAGTTTTTGCCAGTGTGCCCTTCCTTGAACTTCTCAAGTGTATACTGCTTATGCAGCGTAGTATCCATCTGCTTGAGAAAATTATTCAATGACATACTCGCGCCACAATTATGACACTTAAAGTTTGTGTTATTTTTGACCTGGTAGAGATATCCCCTTGTCTTATTTTTGTTCTTTTGCGAATCTCCGCAAATAGGACACCGAAAGTTATAGAGATCTGTTTTGACCTTTTTGAACTTTTGTAGGCGTGAAGAAATCAGACCAATATACTTGGAGTCAACTAGATCCATTACAGAGACAATACTATCGTCTCTCCATTATAACCTGTGGTGCCTGTTGGGTCAAGGAAAGTGGAAGAATAGTACCGGCACTAATGAGAAGTGCTACAACTACCAAGACTCCACCGATTTGCCAACGAAACTTTGAGAATGCTTTTATTTCTGTTTCTATCTTATCAATTCTTTCATGTAAAATCTTATGATCTTTCTCGCTATCTTCCTTTAACTCATCAATCATTTTAATAATGAGAGAATCAGTCTTCATACTCTGCTCAATTCTCTCATCATGTTTCGTGAGAATTTGAGCAATACGATTATTACCTTCTGATATCTTTTCTACTGCTGATTCTAGTTTCGAAAGCATCTCTCTCGAAAGATCTTCATAGATTCCAAGCTTTGATTCCAGAACAGCAACTTTTGAATCTGAAAACATTTTACTTATTGCTCCAACGTTTCCTTGCTCCTGGCATCAAACCTCTGGCAATTATGGGAGGTCTTTTTTTCTTTTTATTTAAATAAACAGGAGGAGTTTCTGTTTCTGGATTAAACCCCAAAGAACTTGCTCCACTCACATTAGCAATTGAAGATCCTTCTTCCTTTAGTTCTCTAACAATTTTAATAATTTTTTCTATGTCCATTAGAGTTTCTTTAATTTCAGGAGACAAGTTGAATCTTCTTCTATATCATGTATCTGAGTTTTTGGATACTCGGGAATTCTATTCAAATAGACCAAAAAACTTTTTAATGGTGACCACAATTCTTTTTCCAAATTATAGAATAATAAAGGAACAGCAGCATCATTAAAAACATTAAAGAGAACAATTAAATGATTCAAAATAAGGTGTATTTTAATTTCACCAGTACTTTGATACCTTTTCAAAAGTCTCTTTATATAACGTATTCTTTTTAAATCGTTCTCAAAATCTTCCATTGTAACTGCTTGGGGATTATCGTAGAATTTTATGGCGAAGAGTAAATAATTACCCTCATTCAATTCATCAAATTTCATACATCACCCTTTAATATCAGCTAGCAGTATCTGGATATTGAGTATCGTCAGCAATAATAGAACCATCAGCATCATTCTGAATACCGCCATTACCATCGGCATCGGCACTCATTGCAACAAATGTTTCAGTCTTAACTCTGAGATTGCCATGCATATCCATGTAAGTTGTAACACCAACCCAACCAGCATGTGCAGGAGCATACTTGCGTGCATCGCCAGTTGCAGTATTAGCAACTCCAACTTCTGTAGTATCTACACCATAAATGGATGATGTGAAAAGTTTTGTATATCCATCTGGTCCAGTCTTTGTTGCATCAGCAGCTGCTTTTGCCTCTGGAGCAATATATCCAGAATCAGTTATTGTATAAAGAGGTTCTTCAGAAATAGCATATGATGCTCCGGCAGGAACAGTTGTAAGTCCAACAACAAAACCACTAGTGCTATCAATATTCATAGTGGTAGAAGTAATACCACCAGTAATTACGGCATAACCATATGTTGCTCCAGCACCAACAGTAATTACGGCACCAGTATTAATTCCTGAACTTGAAGTAGTAAAGGTAACTACACCTACCGTTCCAGTTACTTGCTTTGTATCGAAATTGACGGCAATAGTACCATCATTATAAACCAAATCTTTATTGCCCCAAAGAGCCATGTTCCCTTACCTATAATTCTTTTTATACAGATATTTATAAAAAAAGGAGACCCTAAGGTCTCCAAATATCACTCTTCTCTTGCTTTAATTGCCTTCGTAACAACCTCTAAAAGTTGATCGTCCATATCAGTCTTGGTCAGTTTTACTGCTTTTTCAAGAATAACTAAACAAATATCAATCAGTTTTTCTCCAAGTTCCTCATTTTCCGGAATCTTGGCAACGGCATCAGAGATAATTTTTGATGCTAATGGAAGAAGAAATGCAAGCATAGTAGTAGTGGCAACCTACTACTATATATCATGCTCTTACTCTTATAGGCGGGGAGCCGGATTATTCTTATTTTTGGTATTTATTTTCTTTAGTCTGTCAGCATGATATTTGTCCAATTTATCCTTGAGAAGTGCGACTGCATCCATTCTCTTTGCCCCTAATCTGGCAAGTTTTTTCTCATCACCTGGATCATCTTTAGATTCTATTATTTTATCTTCATCCATACAATCTTTTACAGAACTTGAAGTGGCAATTTTATCAAAATCCTTTTCCAATTTTTGAGGGTCAGTGAGAACCATAGGATTTTTTATCCCAAGACCAGATCTCAATTTATTTTTAAGCATTTCTCTATACGCTTTATCAGATCTAGCATCTCTTTTTTCTTCCTTTTCTTCTTTCACTTTTTCTGGAAGACCTTCATGCTTTGTTTTTGCAAATTTCTTTGCTTCCTTTTCACTCATGCCTTTTGCTGCCTTTTCAACTTCAGGGGATGCTGGTGTTTCACCTTTTTTTGCCGCATAAACCATACCCATAAATTTTTGTTGTGCTCTACTTAAAGCTTTTTCAGTGATGAAAGGACCTTCCATTTCATTTGAATTCATTTGATAATTATTTTTGTTAGATCCTGGAGCATTGGGCATCACGGTAACATTATTTTTTCCTTTCATAATTTTTATTTCTTTTCTATCATTCTCAGTCTCTGACTCAGCTTCATGAATAAATTCTTCTTTGGCAATTTCCTTGCCAATTTTTTCGCGACGATTCTTGAGATATGAATCTGTCTTATCTACCTTACCATCATTATTAACATCTGAATCCTCTTTACCTACAGGATCTAAACCTCCAGACTTTTTCTTTTTTCCCTCATATGGTTCACCATAACCAGTCATTTCAACTTCAGAAATATTTGGATTTTGGCGAAGATCATTTATTTTTTGGCGAGTTGCCATTCTAACATAAGTACGACCATCCTTTCCTGTTACTCTTACTTTATATTTCTTCTCTCCAGTGTTTTGCATCTCTTGCTCATAAACTAAACTTACTTCATCATCAATAACCTCATTATCAACAAAAACCTTATACAACGCACTTGCAACACTTAAAGATGCTGTTTCTTGAATTTGATAATCTTCTCTCATACCATTTTTTCCAAACAACATCCCCTTTACAACTTCTCTTTCTTGCTGACTTAAACTACTATTTTGAAGATATTGTGAATATGCCTGACGAAGGGGAATTTCTTCTCTTCTTGCTCTGTAACGAATATCATAAACTGCCTGCTTTGCTTTTTTGGCAGGATCTGTTTGTTTTCTATTTTCCAATTCTTTTCCTTTAGAACTTGAAGCACCTGCAGGATGCTTTCTTGCAGGAAGTTCTTCGGCAATATTCCTTTTCATGAGAAAATTTTACTTCTTACTTTTTTCTATATTTATTTAGGAATTTGATTGCGTCCTCTGCATTCTTACGATATCCATCCGTTCCAATTAACATATTTGGTTTACCGGGAAGACGATATTTATCATCCATCTTAACTTCACTATATTCTATCAGATCTTTAATCCAAGACTTAAACATATCACCATCTTCAGTAACACAAATAAGGTAATTTGTCCCTCTACGAATAATTTTTCCCACCTTTTCAGTTACTATGCTTTTTACCCAATCATTTTCATTAAAAATTTCTTTGTTTATATATTGTTCTCTTAATCTATTAGGATCTCTATAACCAGGAGATGCTATAGTTTTTTCCTTTTCAGTTTGTCTTGGATCCTTACGACCCACTACTTGCATTTTATTATAAAATACAAGTCTTCCACCAACGCTTTTTGCGGTAAACTCTCCTCTTCCATCATAATATCCACCATGACCATCGCTTTTAAGATTTAGAAGTCTGGCAGTTTCTTTCGGACTTCTAATCTCACTTAAGAATTGGGAAAAATTTTTCATTATTTTTTATTTTCTTTTTCTATTAAGTTCTGCCGTTATTGTTTTTTCATTCGCAATAACATAATTCAGAATACTTTTTCTTATCTTTATATATTTATCTTTGATTTCTTTCCTACTTATAGAATCTATTTTTTTAGTAAAAATTTTATAAACATAGGAAAAAAAATCTTTATACGATCCGTTAAAATCAGATAGTAAATCTTTTACAAATTTTTCTGTTTCCATTTTTCTTATACATATTGCTTAATTGTTCTTCCGCCAATTGGCTGAATGATTACTCTTGCACCTCTTATTCCATGATCACTTCTATCTCCTTTATAAACTCCTAAAAACACAGGTTCATAATTTCCAGTTATTCTATCTCCATTATTCAGTTTATGTCCTGTAGAAGTTAATTCATAATATCTACCTTTGTTTCGAATATTCAAAACTCCTTGCATAGTAATATCAACATTATTTTCCCCTCTTATCCCACCATACTGACTACCATATACTGCCATCTTTTTTAAATTATCATCCTGAATTCTTCTACCAACAGTTGTTGCTGGAGGCATACCATTAGGGTACAGTTCTTTTAAAGTATTGATAAACGCTTGAGTTTCTGGGTGATTAAAAATATTTGGTTCTACTCTTTGGGATGTTCCTGCCCATTGTTGAAATGCTCTGGCACCATCACCAGCTTTATGAGAAACATGCCCAGCATATTGTCCCGCTACAGTTCCTTTAAAGTGAAAGTCACATTTTGGAGTACCAGGGGTACTTTCGCAAAAACCAACCTGATAGGTAGTATTGCCAACTTTTAATAAAGTAAAATCCGTACCAGTTTTATCAAATATCTCCCGAAGTTGCTGATTAACTCTTATAATTTGAGCATCTTCTTGTGCTGTAGTTGCCTGAGTTCTACCAGAAAACTCAGAATCTTTATATATTTGAGCCAGTCTGACCATATACCCATTATCAGTTGGTAACATAATAGATTGACCAACTTTATAATTATTAAGACTATTTACACTGGTCAAAGATTTTAAAATAGATTTATCCAATCTAATTTTCACACCTTTCGATTCAGTCAATACAAATTCTTTACCGGATCGAACCCTCGTCAAAAATATATTAAAATTATTTCTTTTTGCAAGTTCATTTGCGGACAAATTTGCCATTTTTATTTTTATTTAGAATGGAGAATAGGAGAATCGAACTCCTAATAAGTGCTTGCAAAGCACCCGTTATACCGTTTAACTAATTCCCCAGAAAAGACGGCATCAAAGTTTGCCGCCAACAACACCGTCATTAATAACACGATTATTTTCTTCTGCCCAACCTTCCTGTTTTCCCTTCAAATAAAATCGTGTTGCTGTAATACATTCTTCTTTTGTAAGAGATGTTACTAGTGCTTCACGGTCTTTAGATACGCTAATCCAAAGACCAAATCGCTCCTCAATAAAGAAGCAGTCATCATACATTACGATTTCGGGTTCATTCATCGTTAGTTTCCTTGTTAAATCCCAGAGAAACTTTTTTCTTTTCTGCTCGTTTTTTCATTACCAGACCAGCAAGAGATTCCATAACTTTTAGAATGTCTTCTGGTTTGGCACCCTCACCAATGTTTTGTGCCACATAATCAAACTTTGACCAAAACTGCTCACCGACTTCTTTATATTCTTCAACTGTAATAGGTTTATCATTCATCGACTACTTCTCCAATCTTTTCATCAAGTGCTTTTACTACATCACGAATAACAGTGATTCGTTGAGGAGGATATTCATAACTATATCCTTTCTGCGCCTCAAAAAGAATTTGTCTTACCGTTGCGGCAGAGACTACATCAAGTTCGATTGTAACAGTTTTGTCAGTCATTTTCCACTCGTATCATAGTTCATTTTATCGTCTTGTGCTTTCAACTTGCGAATGTCTTCGTGAAGACGATTGGTTGCATTTGTTTGGGAAGTTTCATGCAATTTTTTTAGTGCTTCAATGGTTTCAGGAGTTTCTTCCCAAGTCCATGTTTCACCACCCTTTCCAGTAAATTCTCTTTTAGTCATATGGCATCATTAATAGTGTATTTATTTTTTCTCAATCCATATCGTTTTATATGTTTGGTTCTATGATCTTCTGTTTGGAAGTGACAAACTCGTTTATCTTTTCCATCCATATATTCTAAACGATATGGAAATGTAGGAAATGGATGGAGATCTTCGTTTGATTTTTTTGGCATCAATTAGCGATCATCAGCAGCACGATTTTCGGAGAAGTAAATGTCAAAAGTGCCTTCGGGATAACGCTTACCCAGTTTCTTGACATTACCTGCGATTACATCATCAAAAGAAACTTCAAGTGCCATACATGCTTGTGCAACATACCACATCACATCTCCCAATTCAATAATCAGGTGCTCACGATTATCTTCACTCCAAGGTTTGCCTTGAAAAATCATCTTCTTAACAATCTCCATAAACTCACCACCTTCGGCATTAATACCAACGGCAGATGTCAGGAGACGCTCAATGTTAGCACCTTTTTCATCAAGTTCGACCATGCGGTCGGCAAGAGCAACAAAGTCCTTGGAGGCATCGGAGGTGACGGCATCCACAAACTCGGTGTATCGCTCAAATTGAATATGTTTTTGTTCAGTCATTTTTATACTTCAAAAGGTTGTTGTTTGTTTTCATCTAGTTGTGGACTTTCGACAGTCCATGAACCACCGACACCACCATCCATATTTACAATAATATCTTTGGTAGGTAATTCAAGTTTAGAAGTTTCTACATCAATAGTCCGATTCCATTCAAGTCGGTTGGTCTTATAAGTGCCCTTACGCAACTCTGCCAACCATTTGGCATCATTCTCTCCCCCACAATCGGCAAGTTTATTGCCATTTTTATCGTAAACTGTATAGTAAATCAAAACTTGAATCCTTCAAATGATTTCTTGGGTTTCTCCTCGTAATTATACTCCTCTTCCTGACCAGAGTCAAGTATGTCGTTCTGCGCTCTTTGCTCACAATCATAGAGTCGCATCTTGGCACGATCAACACCAACAATAAATCGCTTGTTCATTGTCGGATCATTATATCGATTTTTCAACTGCTTCACCATAATTTGTCCAAGTTGTTCAAGCTCATCAGTTGAAATAAGGGCAAACATAAGATCAGCAGTAGCAGGGAGACCAAAGGATTCACTAGTGTCAGTGATATCAACATCGCTGCTAGAATAACCAGAACGAGTGGTCTGGGTGGCAGATACGATAGGGACTTCTTTCTCGACAGCCAATCCTCTAAGTTCTTCAGCAATAGCCTTGATATAGCTATATGAATTGATAGAAACGCCTGACTTATAGCGGGAGGAAGCACATATATTAAGGTAATCAATGAAAATAATATCAGGCTTAAATGACTTCTTAAGTGCAAGTTCATTAAGCAGTGCTTTAAAATGTCCACTATGTGCCGATGCAGTGGGATATTCTTTAATTATAAGTGTTCCCTGAGTCTTCTTTGAAAGACTAGTTACCTTGTTTTCAAATGTTGACTTTGGCAAATCAGTCAGATTTTGAATGGGAACATTCAATAAGTTTGCGTCAATTCGTTCAGCAATTTTTTCTTCTGCCATCTCCATTGTAATATAGAGAACGTTCCGTCCTTGGAGCAGCACGGAGCTAGCAACATGGCACATGAATAGAGACTTGCCGACACCTGTACCAGCGAGCGCGATGTTAAGAGTCTTAGGAGGTAAACCGCCTTTGGTAATTTTATTGAAATATTCGAGATCAAATTCAATTTTTTCTTCCTTCCGATGATAGTACTCATACCTTTCCTGATAGTTTTCTAAGTAGTCGTGACCGATATTATTATCAAAAGAAACTGCCAGAGCATCTGACAGAATACTTGGAATTGCATCACGGTTCTTATTCTCATCATTACCATCGGCAATACCAATGGCTTCCATAAGAGCAAGATAAATGGCTCGGTCACGACACCATTTTTCTGTTGTATCCAGCAACCATTGATAGTCTACTGGGGCATCATGAAGAGCATCTACAATATCACGAACTTCCCTTACTTCTGTTTCGGTAAGATCTATACGATTTTCAAGTTCAATCGTCAGTGCTTCTTTTGTGATGCCCGAGTTATATTTAACAATAAAATGAACAATTTCCTGAAAGATTACTTTTTCAGACCTTTGCTCAAAATAATCTGGTTGAATGAAAGGAATTACCTTTCGTGAATAGTTTTCATTGTATAGAAGATTGCGCAGAATTGTAAGTTCAATTCGCTCCATAACTAAATTCCTTCCTCGCTATTTCGTCAAGTTTCTGCATTACTTCTTCTGTGAAGTAGGTTTCTGGTTCTTTGAGAATCGCTTTGGCATAGACCTTTTTGGTTTCGCCATTAACATTCATTTCATAACGTCCAGCAACATTCTTCCAAAGTCCTCCAATCTCACCCAACTCCAGAAGACCATAATATCGATCAAGCCCACGCTCATCATAATAGAGACGTATCTCAACATCCTTATTCTCCTTACTTAGACGCGACTTAGCAGTCTTTGCCTTAATAATGTTTCCGATAATTTCTGTTCCGTCTTTTTCTTTTTTCTTGCTGAGATATATGATGGTACTGGCAGCATACTTAAGACCAGAACCACCGCCCATCTCTTTAGTAGGAACATAAGAACCGATGACATCATAGGTATGGTTGGTTACTATCATTGGAATGTTAGCCTGCCCCAACTTCAATGTCAACATCCTGAAAGCACCTTTGATAAGTTGAGATTTCGTCATGTCACGAACCTGCTTATCGTTCAGGGCATCAGTAATTTCCTTTTCTGTTGAGAGCATTCCCAGAGAGTCTAACACAAACATACAAGGTTTGCGCTCCTCTACAGGTTTTTTTAGGTATATGTCTACTGCCTTAAGTGCCTTACTACGAAACTCTTCTACTGTGACAACATTAACCACGACAAACCGTGAAACGTCAATGCCTCTTGAGTCCAAGAGTGACTTAGTAATGGCAGCCTCAGTATCAAAGTAGAGACAATAACCATCGGGGTTAGAATTAAGAAAATTCTTAACCACAGCGAGAGAGAAGAAAGTTTTTCCAGTAGAAGACTCTCCAGCAATAGCAGTAATCTTATTCCCAGATACACCACCAAAAATACTACCTGACACAAGTCCATTAAAAATGTACGAACCCGTGTCAACATATGTTTCAGTCTCGTCAATATCTGCGGCGAGTTTTGTGTAGTCATCTCCAATCTCTTTTACGATATCTTTTAAGAAGTCCATTATCCAAAAAATAGTTCAAGGTTTACATTTTTTTCCACAGACCATCCGATGGCATCTAGAATTGCTTTGAAAGGTTCAAGGAAACTCTTTTCAAATTGTAGGTCATAGTCAATATACCTGTCAAGACCAAGTTCTTTTGGAAAGTCCTGAATAAAAGAAATAATATTCTCCTGAATAATATTTGGTTTCTTCAGATACAAGAACTTGATTTTTTCACCATTGGCAATAAGTGAATATTTATTTGTCAACTTCTTCTCTTTAATATAATGATTAAAAAGAAGTGCTCCACGAATATGAATAGGAGTGCCCTTCGAATAAATGTCAGCGTGAGAATGATACTTTTTCACATCAGAGGCAGATCGTGGAAAAGCAATCTGTTCTGGTGGAAGTTTTCTAAATTCCTTACGACACTTATCAATATACTCAATTACCTCATCCTCTGTTCCATTCATCATGAGTTTAAGACCATCTTTAATCATTGTCCGACAAGGAGCTGGTGTCGATGATTTGACTGCCTCAATACCCATCATTTTAAGTTTTGGTTCGGTATATTGAACACCCTCACTATTCCATACGTTGAGAATATAACGCTTCTTTGCTGTCCAAATACCACGTTCTGCGATATTCTCACGCTTCATTTGCATTTTTTGGTCATACGCTTGTACGTAGTCCGCAAGTTTCTGGTATGAACGTTCGATAAAAGGTTCCAGTTTCTCTTGGCAGATCTTGTCAAGTATCCCCACAATTGCTGTTTTGTCGCTAGACTTATTAGCAAAAAATTTACTAACAAGAGGTCCAAGGTTAAGATAGATGCTGTCAGTGTCGGATGCGATAACATAATCGACCTCCTCCGTTTGCAATAGTTTATTTAGGTATTCGTTCATACGGTTTTCGATCCAGCGAATCGAAACTTGACCCGAGAGAGTGATTGCTTCAGCATTTGCAAGTTTATAATACCTAAAATACTGATTACCAATCGCACCGTAAGCAGAGTTAAGTTGAATCTTTCTTGCCATCTGGATGTTGTTGCAACGGGCAATTTCTTTTTCCAGTGCCTTCGTTGGAGTTTTTTCATAATCTTGTTTTGCTTTCAACATCTTCTTTTTGAAGATCTTTCTTTCATTATAAATCCTCTCCATCAATTCTGGAAGAAAACCGCGAACATCTTTACGATACATGGCACCATTGGCACATACCGCATAGTCCTTATACATCTCAAATGTTATCTCCTCATTGAGGATTCGATCAACACTCGCACGGGGATGTCTTTCATCAAGAAGAGTCTCTGGTGAGATATTATATTGCATAATGAGATGAGGATACAGAGAGTTAAGGTCAAAAGACACCACCCAGTCATACTTTCCAGGAATCGGTTCCTTAACATATGCGCCTGCGTATTTTTCACTTTTGGAAGAATCCTCCTTTGGCGGAATAACAATATTTCGCTTCTTCAGGTAGTTGTAGATAATGGCATCCCACATCCTTACCTGATAAAACACATCGACAAAGTTTACCTTTGCGTCATATGCCATTGTAATAGCAAGTTCGATGAGTTTCATCTTGTCTTCCAGACGGTCAACAAGTTCCACGTCAATGATATTGTATTCTACAAACTTCTGCCACCCATTTGTGTAGAAGTCTTTAAAAGTATCAAATTCGCTGTGATCTAACTTCTTCTGCCCCAATTCAACACTGGCAATATAATCCAGGCGATATGATTCCTGTGCTTTATAAGTAAACTTCTTATAAAGGTTCAAATAATCAAGTTGAGTAATGCCACCTACATCATAAGAAATATGCTTTCGTCCCATGATAAAAGTTTCCTTCTCAGTCACCAGTCCCCACGGAGACATACGCTTCATCAACTTTTCGCCAAGAACACGATCAATACGACGAACCAAATATGGCATATCATAGAGTTCACTATTCCATCCAGTCACAACTTCAGGACAATTTTCTTCAATCATCCACCAGTGAATGAAACTATTGAGTAATTCATACTCTGTATCAAATCCTTTGTAGATAACATTCTGCTGTTTATTATTGAAAGAACCTTTACCCCAAGTACGGATCTGCTTAGTAGCATAATCCTGAACAGTAATAAGAAGAACTTCCTCTGCAGCAGATTCTACATCAGGAAATCCATTCTCAGAAGCAACCTCAATATCAATCGTAGAAATTTTAATTTTGTTGGTATCAAACTTAATTTCTTCTTCAGGATACTTATCAGAAATATACTGATAGATGTATCGATCATTTCCGTAAATACTAAAGTTCTCTACACCCTCATACTTTTTAATGAAGTCCCGACAATCTCTCACAGATCCTGGTTGAATTGCTTCAACATAGTCCCCATTAAGAGTTTTGTATTTTGTTTTATTTGAAGAAGGCACAAAAAGAGTCGGGTCAAACCTCTCTTTGATCATGAAATGTTTTCCATTTTCATGACCGCGAACAAGGAAGTTATCCCCGACCATCTGAACATTAGTATAAAAGCGCATTAGGAAGTTAACTCAAGATACTTGTCAATAATTTCTTTTTTTGGATCAACAATAGTTAAAATACTATCAGAATGAATCATAAGTTCTTTTTGATCCGTAATCTCTGGCCATGGTTTCAAGTTTCCATCAACATCAATCTCGTATGGATTAATAAGTTTACAATCTGGTTCACCAAGTTCAGATCCAACTTCAATAATTTCTGTAACAATTACGTTATCAACCTTCAGAAGAAGGCACTTCACTGATTTTTCCATTAACTTTTTCCTCATACATTTCTGCAATAGTATCTATTGGATCTACAATAGTTACAATCCAATCAGGACGAACAGGAATTTTATCATCTTTTGTCAAAATAATCCAAGGAGCGATTGCAATTTCAATGTCTCTACCATTTTGCTCATTATCTTCGGCAAGAAATATTGATGCTCTTTCGCGAATAACATGAGGGTTTTCAAAAAGATATCCACATACTTTATCATCAGAAATTAATTCTTTAATTTCTGCAACGACCGTTTCCCCAGATTTTAAAATAGCAAGTTTTACAGACATGATACTATAGTTCCTCCATATATTATAGCATAAAAAAAAGGGGATGTTGCTGGATTGTGCCAGTATCCCCTCTGTCATGCGACGACGACCTTCTATTTAGAGATAATCTTTACGTGCATGATGCTCTGGGACTATTTTCCCCAAGGTAATGGTGAGTAACCCGTCCTCAAAGATGACTTCCTTAACTTCTGTGTCGTCGGATAAAGTCCATGCTCGTTTAAAACTTCTGCTAGCCACTCCCTTGTGGACATATGTCCTGTCTGACTCAGTATCTTCTTTTTGTCCTTCGACAAAAAGTTTTCCATACTCTGTGAACGCATTTACTTCTCCTTTCTTAAACCCTGCGAGTGCTATTTCTAATCTAGACTCAACATTATTTACCTGAATAAGATTGTATGGAGGATAATTCTTTGAAGTTTCATGTAGGTTAAAAAGGCGATCAAAATATTCATCCATTCCAATAGAATTGCGCGTGATTCTTTCCATCAATTCAGGAAGATCCGCAGCAGTATACCTTGTGAGGTTAGTCATTATTGTAGCTCCTTAAAAAAGCGAGTTTGTGTTTTGTGGACCCTTACGGCATCCACAAGTATATATTAACACAAGGCACAAAAAAGCGGGTGTGGAAACCCGCTCCTATTTATTCGGTTTCCTCTGTCCTTTTCTTCTTGGAACCAATATTGTATTTGGTCTCAAGAATCCATTCTCCCTTATCCTTATAAGAAAGAACCTTAATTTGATTCAATGGAGCAATATCCTGAATCAAATCAACATTCACAATTTCAATAAGTCCCCAGTCGGCAAGTAACTGTACAATACGATTGCGTCTCTGAATATCGTTTACAGTTAGATTTGCGTGCTTACCATCCAGTGCAAATAGTTCCTTAAAATGCACCAGATAATAACGACCTTGCTTGTGCAAAATATGGCACGATTGATAAATCTTTTTTTCTTTGCGTGATGCGACACCAATACGTGTCAGCGTCTCACGAACCTTAAGAAAATCGTCCGGTTCTCCCAGAATCACTTCCACCATTTTATCTGGCGACCATTTCACTTCAGGCTCTCTAACAACGCTCATGCTTTTCCTCCAGTATCAAATTTAGATTTAATGAACTTCAGTTGTTCCTTTGTTAGTATCTTCAGAGCTTGCTTTGCCTTTTCATTACTATAACCATAATAACGTTTGACATAATCAAGATCTTGGATTTTATCTTGTCGGATCCAGGGAGAGAATCTCTTCTTTTTCCTCACAATATTTATAAAGAAATCGTATTGAAGTCTCTTTGGAAGAAAGTGATACTTATTCATCTCATTGGCAAACATCAAGGTATCGATGTGTCCAGAGAAACATCGATTTATAATGTATGGAGGATATTCCTTCTCAAGTGAACGGTCTTCATCAATTAGATGTTTCTTTGTCTGATTGATACTGTTCAACCAATCCTTCAATTCCATAATTAAAAAGCAGTAATTCTTTACGTTGTTTTTGATCACGCATATATTCGCCTACCGATCGCATCGTGTATGTAAGATCAAACTCGGCAGCATTCCAATCTTTAAAACGATCTTTCACAAGTTGATCTGAATTATAACTTACAAGCATTTTACTCTCGTGTGATGAGCAATCTTTGGCAAACTTATCATGATCAAATCTCTTGTGCATATCACCTTTCTTACCATAAAGATTGTCTTTAATATCATATGGAGGATCTAGATAAGTAAAGACATCTTTATCATTCGTGAGCATATTTTCATATGACCCATTGGTAATATGCCATCTCTGAATTAGTTCAGAATATCCAGTAAGTTTGGAAATGCCACGGAGAGAAAAGTTACTTACAGATGCCTTTGGAGAAAATGAAGAACTTTCTGTCAGTCCACTAAATGAGCATTTATTTACAATATAGAATGCTACGGCACGATCAATATTACATTTAGTTCTATCATTTACCCATTCTTTGGCATTTATAAACAACTCTTTTGCCGATTCTGGATTGGCATGAGTCGATTTATAATCAACTAAAAGATCCTGAAGTTCTTTTCCATTCTCTTGAAGTTGGATCCAAAAATTTACAAGTGGTTCATACAAGTCATTTACCCAAATACGAATTCGGGGATACATCTTAGTAATATGAATTGCCATACTACCGCCACCAAGAAATGGTTCACGATACTGCTTATAATCACGCAAATCAGGAATAAACTTCCCGATTTTCACACATGCACGGGATTTTCCGCCAGGATATCTGAGACAGGTTTTAAGAGACTTCATAATCAATAGGATGATACTTCAAATATTCGAGGAAAGTCATTTTCATTTCCTTTTCAGTCATACCACAATGCTTTGCAGCAGCAGGTAAATTCATTTTAGCACGATATAGTGCTTCATTTGCCTCCTGCACATTCTGCGGAGTTGTTTTTATTTTATTTTCAAATAAAGAGTTTTTATCAATCTTATAGAGACTCATTAGATTGCCTCCATAAGAGTAATCACTAGTCCAGTAAGACGATTAACACTTCCAGACATTTGTCGGTATCCACTACCAACATATATTTGTCCACCTACAACAGCGACGGCAATTATACCCCAAAAAATATAATACCATCTAGATTTGAGTTGATGACTTTTATTTTTCATTTGAAAGTACACTCCACCATTAGTTCTGTCATACAAGCAAGCATATTTATTTCTTGGTCCGCTACGAACGCCCCCTGATACTGATACTTAGCGAGAACAAGCACAGCAGCAGGAATGGAACCAGGAACCAACGATTCATAAAGAGAATCATAAACACGCCTAAGAAGTACGCTAGTATCATTGTCCAGGTTGGCGACAATCCATTTACGAACTTCCGGAAAGTTTTTTTCTTTGAGACTTTTAATGAGATCATTTACCGCGACATCCGAAAAGGTTGCAAGAATCCCCGAATCAATTTTACCACCCACAGAGTATCTTTGACACTCGTTGAGGACTCGTCGCCAATCGGGGAAGTGTTTGTTGATGAGTTCAATGAGTACTTTGTTATCATACTCAATTCGTTCTGCGTCAAGAATGTCTTTGAGTCGCTTGAAGAAAAGAGCTGCAATGGATTGTCGCTCTTTTCCTTTGATTCCAAACTCAACGACGGCACAACGGGAATGGAGTGGTTCGAGGATTTTGTTTTTATAGTTGCAGGTAAAGATGAATCGACAGTTACCAGCAAACTCCTCAATAAACGCCCGTAGGAGGAGTTGTACGTCATTGGACGTGTTATCTGCCTCATCAATGATGATGACTTTGTGTTTAGCAGTTGCCGTAAGCGAGACGGTCGAAGCGAAGTTCTTCGCATTGTTTCTGACAGTATCGAGGAATCTACCCTCGTCGGATCCATTGATGACATAAACATCTACTCCAAGTTCATTGCAAAGTGCCTTTGCTACTGTGGTCTTACCAATACCAGGAGGACCAGCAAGAAGCATATTAGAAATCTCACCTTTATCTAGGAAACTTTGAAAGGTCTTCTTGGTTGCCTCTGGGAGAATACATTCTTCAATTGTCTTTGGGGCATACTTTGCCACCCACAAAAAATCATTATTCATAATCAAATCCAATCAGGTTTACGCTCAGGAAGACGAAGGTAATTATCGCATACCCAAGGTTTAGATGCAATATACATCTTATAAGCATCAAAGGTTGAGATGCTTGTATCAAGTTTATATTCGTCAGGCATTGCTCTGGCAAACGGGGTCAATTCAGTTCTATGGGCAGCATCAAAAGGAAAAAGTTTATTTGCGTATGCAAGAGTCGCAAGACAAGAATGAATTTTTTTATAACGATTGGAATACTCCTCACACAATGCTAACCCATGACTAATTAACCACCTTGAATTTGCCACTGTTTCATTTGCCCACACGGTGCAGGGATGATTGCGAAAGGCACCCTTCTCCGTAGCATAGGGTGTGCCGTCTGCCTTAGGAAGAGTGCCGTATCCGTGCCCCCACTTCTCTGATGCCACGATAGAGAGCATCTGGCAGGTCTCCAAGGGCATCTTGACGATGTGTTTGTCTGGGAGCACTTGTGCCGAAACAACGGGATCAGGGTCTGATACAAAAATGTTCATTATTCCAGAGTTAGTTTCTTGACTATTTTATCAGTTTTTTGGAAATTTACTCGTTTGTAACGTTTTCCTTTTGGATCTGGTATCCAATAAGTCTCTTGATACTCAACTTGAACCATAGATAAAAACTTTTCTAGTGTCATATGGTGTATGCCGGTTTCGACATCTCCATCATGCGTAATAAGTTTCCCCTTTTCTATTTGAACAACGTAGAGCATCACTAATCAAGCATTGACTTTTCTTGTTTGGCAAGTTTGAAATACATCTTGTAGTATCGATTTTTCATATCTTCAAGAGTATTCATATCCTTTTCAAATCCCAAATATTTGAGCATTTGATAGGCACTTTCCAACTCACTAATGAGTCGAAGAGTATTTGTGGAATGAACTTCCATTCCACCAAAAACATATTTTTTTGCGTCTTTTTCGACAAATTGAATGTGTTCAGGAAACTGCATCAGGATGAGGATAGGTGATGATTACAACTTTTTGAAGATTTTTTTGACTATCATATTTTGTTTGATAGGATATTTCTCCTCCCAGTTCTTTGGCAACTTCTTCCAAGATTTTAGTATGTTCCTTATTCATATCAACTAAATGTGCTGTCGGGTTCAAGAGCAATATAATATTTGAGATTATATGCTTCATTGGTAAATTGAGATAAGAGTTTGGATGAGACTACCACATCATAGGCACCAGGAATAATCTTGATATTTTCTACTTTAAAGTTAAAAGTAAAGTTCTTATCGGTTTCCCCAACAATAATAGAATATTCGTTAGATGTATCATTCTTCTTATCGCGCACAACAAGTTTGACAACACCCGCTTCTCCAACCGCTGAAAGATCGGGAAGTTGATACACTGCTGCTGCCTTGATAAGTTTTTCCAAAGTTACGCTATCAAGTTGAAAGCAAACATCCTGTGAGGGAAGTTGAATCTCTTTATCTGGTGGAGAAATAATCACATTAGGATCGGCAAAGAAATACTTCACACGACGCTTACCCTCACGGATAGTCAAATAAGATTCTTCGGCAAAATCAAGATCAGGATCCTGATGAAGACTCAAACCATTGAGAAACTGATTCAAATCATAGATGGCAAAGTCGCGAGAAAACTCTTCATTGATTTGCGCTTCGGCAAGAATATTCTTTGCCACAGAAATAGTGCGAAGTTTATTACCTTGCTTTACAAGAATCGAATTGTTGATACCAGCAAAGTTTTTGAGAGTCGTCAGAGTTTTTTCAGAAAGTTTCATAGTTTTTTCGCGGAGTTTCATTGTGGGTAAGAGCTGGTTTGCTTGTGAAGACCAGAAAAATGATAGAGAAGAACACAATAGTGAATTGCTTTCAGAATGTCAAGTTTTGACTTACCATTCTTCTTACCAAAACGCGAGAGGTATTTGATAGCATTAGATCGACAAAATGCTTCGGCATCCCCAATACTCTCAATCAAATCAAGAGTTTGTGTCTTCGACTCTTGAGAAGTATAGTGAGATTTATAAGTGCCAGATAGATAATCTTTAATTTCTTTTAGAGTTTTATCTTCTTCATATTTCCAAAACCCATTGTCGTTTTTAAGGTCTGCCATTGTTGCTCCAGTAATCGTATCCAAATTTACATCAATATCAACATCTTTAAAAGCTTCGGCAAAGTCAATATGTATTTCAGGAATTTTATCCAAATAGTGATCTGTTTTCATTTTCAAAACCTCATCGTAAAGTAGACTCCATGCGTTAATCATTCTATCAATTTTGCTCCTGGTTGTCAACGGGCATTTGGAAATCAACATCCACCTTGTCATAAAGTTCCAAGAATGCTTGCTTGGTCTCATCGTCAAAACGATTCACACAAACTTGAATTGCCTTCGCTTTATCGGCAAAGATGCTGTAAGCACGAATGATGTGAACAAGACGGCGAGTGGAAATGATTTCCTCAATACCCCCATCATAGAAGGTCTTGCGGATAATATCTGCCCAATCGACAAGACGCTTACAGAAATCACGATCTTCAACACCAAGATCTAAGGCAATACCTTCAAGAATCTTTTGTTCGATAGCAGGGGAAGGATATTCTTGTTCGAAGGTGACAGGGAATCGCTCCAAGAATGCCTCATTGAGCACATTGGTTCCAATAAAGCGACCGTCATCGCTGCCTTTACCTTTAGTATTTGCAGTCGCAATAACATTGAACCCCTTTGTTGGATTGATAAACTTACCAATTTTTTTCAGAAACACACCTTTACCTTCAAGAATGGACTGAAGGCAGAGGATTTTATTGCTAGCAAGGTCAATTTCATCGAGTAGCAAGATTGCTCCTCGTTGGAGTGCTTCCACGACAGGTCCGTTATGCCAAACAGTTGCCCCATCGATAAGACGGAAACCACCAATAAGATCGTCTTCATCAGTCTCAATAGTAATATTTACACGAATCAACTCACGACCAAGTTGAGAACAAGCTTGTTCTACGCTGAACGTTTTACCATTTCCAGATAGTCCAGTAATAAACGTTGGGTAGAAAAGGCGGGATTGAATAATCTTTTTAATATCACCAAAGTTGCCAAAGCGGACGAAAGTGTCATCTTTTTCAGGAATGAGGTTTTGTTCAACGGCAGGAAGAGCGGCAGGTGCCTGATAGTTGCGCTCAATCTCTTCTACCTTTTGAGGAGTGACTTCAAGATTCCACTTACCGCGACCAACCTTATATTGAGACAATTTGTTGGTCACGGTTTGATAGTTGGCACCGTTCATGGCACACCAGGCACGGATATCGCCGCTTGCCACAGACTCACCATATAGAGACTGCAAAGAGGTGCGGATGTAATCTGCGGAAAGAGACATGATGTAGGTTGGTTGTTTCAACTGAAGTTATTATAGGGCAGAGTCGGGGCAGAGTGAGGGCAGAGTGGACGGTTTAGAAACTGTCCTACCTATCATTTCCTACTTCTTCTTTTAGATCTAGTCGGAGCAGGTGCTTCTTCTACTACAGGCGCTTCTTCTACTACGGGAGCAGGTGCTTCTTCTACTACGGGAGCAGGTGCTTCTTCTACAACAGGTGTTGGAGCAGGAGCGCTTTTACCTCTGATCAAATCTCCAAATCTACTCATTTTCTCAAATACAATTCTTCTCTCTTATTTAGGAAATACTCTTTAGAAATAATCTTGAGATTATATCCCGGAAAATATTGCTTAGCAATAGCACCAACACCCATAGCGGTGATGGCACTATTGACAACAATCAATACTTCTTTTGTTTCTTCTACAACTACGTGTTGAAGAGGAAAATTTTTATTCATACAACTAGATTGATAAATTCTGAAAGGATTTTTTTATTCATTTTTTTGCCCTTCAAGCTCTTGACAAATGCTTTTTTGATTTGAGTTTTGGTAGCATCTTCTTCAACATCAAATTCAGAAGAACTTGACATTACAGAAGAAGAAAGGGCAAAGTAGCTATGATAACCGGCATTCTTGAGTACAAATGTCTTTTCTTTTCTCCAGTCTTTCATAGTATTTTCCAAAAGTTCTGGACTTGTTTGACAATGGCGACGAATGAATGTTCCAGCATCAGAACCATTATTTAGCACACGAATACCAATAAAGTTAGTGTCTTTGAAATTGTCACGAAGATTGCGAAGAAGCACACCCGTAAACTCATCATATCGATTAGTAAGCGTATAAGTTGTGCCCAATTTACGATCACGAAGGAAACAATCTTCTCCAACATAAATGCAACCCAGGTAAGGTTTGTCATAACGAGAAACTTCCTTATGAAACTTCAAAGGATTTGCCTCGCCATCGGTAAGAATTACACACTGAACTTTTTGAAGAGAATGTTGCTTCTTAAATTGAGGAATAATTTGATGAAGAGCAATCAGTGTTTCATTTAAAGGAGTGCCAGAAAGATGCATACCACTCGGAATAGAATAATTACAATAGTGAGCAAAAGAATGAACAATACGATAGATATTGAGCATACTCTCTTCCAATGTCTTGGCATTGACATTACTGGTAAGAATATTCATAAGTGAAAACCACTCACCAACAGCAATTACTCCATTCTTTTTTTCATAGGCACGTTCGCGAATATTTGCCACACCATTCTCATCATGAACAACATAAGGATATTCGGAAGTAAAGGCATAAACATCAAAAGGAATATTTACTTTACGACAGAACCAAATAAGATTAAAGAGTTGTTTGATAGTATCTTCCAAGACATACTGCATTGAACCAGACCAATCCAGAATGAAGATAAGACCATGATTCTTACCATCTGCAAAGGTAGTTACTTTTTTGAACAGGTCTTCGTTATATCGGTAAGTGTGAAGGTTAGAGCAATCTAAGACTCCAGTACGGCTAGTAGTGGCACGAGCATAACTATCAGCAGATTTTCGACATTCAAATTCTTTGACAAGATAATTCACCTCCTTTTGAGCAGAGCGTTTGAACTCTTTATATTTGCTATCGACATCCCCAAATAAATCAAGATCAGGAGTAGCGTCATCCCAATGATTATTGATTAACTCATGAATTTCTGAATTTGGAATAACACATTTTTTTAAATCAAGTTTAGGAATTTCAATATAATTACTCTCACGACTAAACATATCCACCAGGTTTTTGAGACCCTTTTCAAGGGACTTCATGGTTTCAACTTCTGGATCTGGATTTGATGCTTCTTTGTTATCTTCTTTTTTCTGCTCAACATTTCCACCACCTTCGGTAGGACCATCACTCTCTGTCATATCTGGTTGATCATTCTCACCAGTCTGTGTTTCATCAGTATGAGTTTCTTGTTGCTGATGCTGATCAGTCTTGGGAATCTGTTTCTTACAGTAATTATAAAGAGCCTCTGCTGCTATAAGAACATCCTCAAAATCTTCACAACCTTCGACCATACGAACTATTGCTTTTTCAATCTCCGTAAACTTAACATTAATAAAATTTCCAATCTTGAAGTGAAGATTGATACGATCGGCAAGATTCATCTTCTCAAGATCTTCACCTTCAAGACAGAAGAAGTCTTGGTCAGAAAGTTCTTTATATCCTTTATAGAAAGTCTTGGCAAGACCCATATAACGACGCTTCATCAGTTTTTCGATGCGAACATCCTCTACCACATTCACAAACTGCGGAGGTGCTTTGCATTGCTTTGTCCAGTCCTCATCAGGCGTATAGAGGGCATGACCTACCTCATGACCGACAAGCATATCATACACAGTCGAACTCGCTTTCTCCCACATAGGAAGCGTTAGAACGCGAGTGTGAACATTAAAACAAGCAGTCTCTACTTTCTTGTGCTCAACCACAAGATCTTCGGTGGCAAGAAGTTTGGCAAGTTGAGACTTGATTTCGTGATTGACTGCCATTGATCCGTTGCGTATGGACCTATTATACAAAAAAAAGAGGGTGGTGAGACCCTCTTGTATGCCAGTTTTGGAAAGTTGTCTTCTTAGTTACGAAGTGCCTTACGACGTTTCTTCTCAATCTGCTTACGAGTAAGAACTTCTCCTTGACCACGATTAGCATCAGGATCGTAGTTGCTAGGAGGAGTATAGTTACTTCCGAAAGACTTAATATTAGATCTTACACGTTTTGTATGTTCCTTATTGCTCATACGACGTGAATCTTCATCAAGTATTTCTCCAACAATACTCTCTCTCCAATCTTCACTCATATTCACCATAATTGCTTCTGCTGCTTCTTCTGTTTCAGCATATCCTTCATCAAGAAGGTGTGAGAGGATGATGTCGTAGAGATCTACTTCTTCCTGACGAAGTGCTTTACGACGACGCTTCTCTGCTTGCTTAGCACTTACGGTAGCACCTTGACCTCTGTTTGCTTCTGGATCCCAGTTTCTAGGTGGAGTATATTCTATTGTGCTACCTTTAAATCTCCTAATGTTGTCTCTTATACGAGCATCGTTCTTACCAGTTTCATCAAGTTGCTGTTGATTTTCAACAACTTCCATATATGCTTCTTGAAGATTGTGAAGTTCTTTTGAATCCATCTTACGAAATACTTTTTAGTTATTTATAAAAAAAAGGAAGTCAAAAGACTTCCCAGGTGGACACTTTTTAAACTGGACTTATTTAAGCAACTCTACACAGATACGTTGACATACTCCTTTATTTTCGTCACATTCAATTAAACAATTAAAATAATCATTAATTTTATCCAGTTGCTCATTACATTCATCAACCGTTTCTTCAAAGTGTTTCCAACCCGCAAGTTGATTATATGAAATTAGATTGTGCATCATATCCTCCACGCACATAGAATAACATAATCAAAAAATTTCAGATCATTTTGATTACCTCTTTATTCTATCGTATATAGTGCGGATTTCAAAACATTTCTCGTTTTTAATGAAGTTATATGTTTTTTTAACTTAACTCAAAATCTCTTAACTTTTAATCACGCTGTCTCCAATCATCACTGCGGTCTTGCTTAAACCAATCATGAATATCATCAGCACCATTAAACCCCGTTTTGTAATTGGATGGGTCGGGGTCTCCTAATCCCATCCTATTCATAAAATCATCCATACTACCCTCCTCAATATCATGAGCAGCATGACGACGGGCTTTGTTTAACATTTCTCTGGCAGAAGTATTTGCTTTTGCAAGTTTTTCTGCCCATATCATATCTTCTAGTTTGACTTCCTGTTTATTTGCGATGCACTTACAAATAAACTCTAACCGAAGTCTGTATTGGGTGGAAAGCATATTATTCTTCCGAAAGATGGTGCTCTAGTTGATTGATTCTATTGAACTCCTGATAAGCAACTTCAGATCTTACATGAAGTATATGCCTAATATCATTCATGATAGAAGTAGGTTCTATGCCATCATCTAGATATTTACCTATCGATTCCTTGAGATAACGATATCTATGCCATTCAGGCGAATAAGGTATGTATCCCATAATTAAAAATGTCCATAGTACTAATGGTATTTAGATCATTCTACTGAATCCTTTCACTTTGTCAAATCGAATTACTTCCCCAAACTTATCTTCCAATCCCGTCTTATGAGAGATGACAAATATATTTGCGTCTTTGATGACAAAGCGAATAATTTTGAGAAACTCATCTGTTCCAAATCCATCCAAAGATGAGTCAAAAACTTCATCCATAATAAGAAGGTTTGTATTTACAGAATTCTTCAATCTGGCAACTTCCCGCCAAGTAAAAAGTAGCGCAAGATCAATACGCATCTTTTCACCTTCGCTGAATGAAGAATATGAAAAATCCTCATGAATAGGAGATTTTATAGTTTCATTGAACTCTTCATCAAGATAAAAGTTGATGTAAAAATCCATCAACTGCAAATATCGATTAACCTGTTGATTAATGAAGGGCAAATACTTTTTAATGATTTTAGTCTTGACTCCATCATCTTTAAGGAGGGAATAAGAGAACTCATAGTTTAGCATTTGCTCCTTCTTATTACTCAGGTCTTCAAACGTTTTTTGAAGACCTTCTTGAAACTCATCTAATTTCTCATGTTCAGTATTTCGGTTTTGTAACTGATTGGTAATAGTTTGAATTTCATGTTCAAGATCTCTGATTTGTCTCTGATTGAAACTAATCCGAGTATTGTTTTGAGAAATGCCATTATTGAGTTCAGTAATCTCCTTTGAAAGTGCAATGAATTGACGCTCTCTCTCCTTTTCAACTTTAATTGCTTCTTCAAGTTCTTTGTATCCTTGTTGAAGCTCCTTTGCTTTATTTTGAGCGTCTGTAATTCTATTTAATCGAAACTCTTCTTCTATATCCTGAGTGCATGTAGGGCATACCGAATTTTCGGTAAAAAACATGTGTTCTTTGGTAATTGTACCTACCTTTTGAGACAATTTACCTTTGAGATTGTTTAGTTTTACTAACTTGTCACCCGCACCAATAACTTCTTCCTGTTCTTTTGTGAGACTATGAATAGTCTCTTCTGTTCCCGAATTCTCCTCAATATAAATGCCAACTTCTCCATCTAACTTGATAATCTTTTCTTTGTTGGCATTTATATTAGCATTTCCGCGATTCTCAAGTTCTTCAATAAAGTCTTTCTGCATCTTGACTTTATCTTTTAAGTTTTCTTTCCTCAAATCAAGTGACTTAATCTGCTCCTTAAGATTTCTCATCTTATCCTTGAGCAAATTATTCATTGCGGAGAATATGCGAATATCCAAGAGATCTTCAATAACCTCTCGACGATTTGTACTATTCAACTGCATGAAGGGAACAAAATTGCTACTACCCAAAATCACAATTTGAGTAAATGATTTGTAGTTTACTTTTAGAATGTTCTCTTCAAGAATGCGTTGATTAGCACGATCATCTGCCTCTTTATGAAGAGCAACTCCGTTGACTTCAATATCAAACACATTTGGTTTGATTCCACGACGAACTAAGTATTCCTTATTGTTTACAATAAACTCAATTTCTACAAGACAATCTCTTTCATTTGTTGTATTGATAAGTTGGTTTTTATTTATTTTTCTAAACGCCTTGTTGAACAGAACAAATGTAAGTGCATCCAACATAGTAGACTTGCCCGCACCATTTGTTCCAATGATTAGGTTTGTAGGACTCTTTTTAAAATCAATCTCTGTCCAGTGATTTCCAGTTGAGAGAAAATTTTTCCATTTAATCTTCTTGAAGGTTATCATTCTTAGGTGGTATCACAATATCATTTGGTGTAATCACCGCATACTTGTAATTATACAATATGCAAGTTTTTATGGCAAGTTCGTCATCGACTTCTACGACTTCCATTTCCTTATCTTCATCATCCTCAAGCATTAAAGCATAACGAGTGGCATCATCTTCTTCCTCAAAAAGAAACAGAACTTTTTCTCCCAAATTATTGTGGACGGCATATGCTCCGTCATCTTTTCTGTCTTTGAGGGTTAGAAGAAACATTACTCTACTTCACACGCTTGTCTATATAAGTCCTCGAATATACCTTTAATTGTTGTCTTATCATATTCGAATTCTGACTCATCAATATATCTATTCAAGATAGAAATTGTATTTTCTTCTTCACTAATTTCAAAATCTTCAGATTCCTGAATGGCAAAGTTTTCTACAATTTTGAGTTCTTGAACACCTGCAGAATGAATCTTATCAATAAACTTTTCAAAGTCTTTTGGTTTTGATTTTTTACGAACAATAACCTTTACAATTTTATCTTTAAATTCAGAGGCGTTGAAAAGTTTATAGTTTGTATCCTCATAGTAAATATTATAGAATAACTTATAAGGATTATCAATTGCAATATGCTCTAGAGTTTCTGTATCAAAAATATGAAATCCTCTTGGGTCATTTACATCAGTCCAATACATCTCATAAGGATTTCCTAGATAGAAGACCTTTCCGTCATCCGATCGAGTGTGGTAGTGACCGCTGTAGACTCTGATGAAGTTCTCAAATAACTTGCCGTCAGTACCATGCTCCATGATGATTTGTCGATTAACTCTAAATCCTTGGAGTTCAAGGTGCCCCATCGCACACTTGCAAGATGTCTTTTGAATAAGTTGATAGGTTTCATTTTCATTTTCCGAATTAATCCAAGGTAAAAATAGAATATCCAGTCCTCCAATGTTAACTTCCGTTGCTTTGCTGTATGTTTTAACATTTGAATAACTTTGAAGAAGAAGGTCTGGAGAATTTACATCATTGGTGTTTTTATAATAAGTATCATGATTACCAATAATCATATGAACATCATACTCTTTAAGTGGATCAAATACAACTCTTTTTGCCCACTCAAGACTTTGGTAGTCAATTGACTTACGACTATCAAAAGCATCTCCCATATGAATCACAGTTTCTACGCCATGTTCCTTTAGAGCAGGGAAGAAGACATTTTTGTAGAAAAGTTCAAAGTAATCATGAAGAAACTTTGAACCTTTTCTGGCGCCATAGTGAGTGTCTGTGATTAAACCGATACGCATAGTAAGTTTTAACTAGATTTCAAGTTTAGAATGGTGTGCTTTAAGTGTCAAATCTGGAGTGCTTTCTTCTCTTGGTCGTTTTTTATTGATAACGATGAATTTATCATTCGCAAAAGTTCCTGCGATGTTGATTTCAATTTCTTGATCGTCACTCCAGATGGGTGTGCCATCTTTCTTTCGCATGTCTAATGCTTTTTCTAGACGAGTAATAATATCTTCGGTAATTTTCATCGGTTTCTATATTGAATATTATCTTTAATAGTGTTGTAGTCAGAACTGTGTCCCGAAAGCAAGCTGTCATCAACCATCATAACTTCATCAAATCCAGTCTTCTCAATAATTTTGGTTTTAATGTCAAGTTGCTTTTTCTCTTTTTGGATTCTACGGAGAAAAGCATAATGAATGATCTGCGTAAAGTAAGCAAAAGGATTTTTGGATTTCTCAGGATCAAAATTATGAATATATTGAACGCAATTTTCGATTCCATCTGAAATCATATCCTCACGAAACATATAATTTACAAAGTTTGGTTTATATGATAAGTGAGTTGCGATCTTTAAAAAACAATCTCCAAGATAATTTGGAATGGGAGGTTTACCATCCCATCTTCGTGCTCTTTCTTCCTTTGGTTGTTCTCGTAAATCTTTACCGTATATCTCTTTATATTTCTTTTCGACTTTTGTACGGTAAACGATCATTGCCTCCAACAACTCTTTATTATTTACATAATGTTCTGATTTCTTTTTAGGCATGACATCGATTACTAATTCTATAAGATATCTTTATTTTAGCACATCAACAAAGACTTGACAAGGTGCCAGATTAGCAGTAGACTACCTTTGTTAGGGTTGAAGGATGAGCTTTAGCTTTCTTTAGTATCTTCTACTTCTAACTTAAATATATCTTCCAGTTTCTTACGGGCTTCTTTGACCGTAGAAATATATCCCATCTTTTCAGATGGCTTTACTTTTCCATATTGACTGAATTCATCAATGTCTTCATCAGAAGAATCCGTAATATATTGAGTGTAGATATTGATTAACTTCTTATCTGTAGTTTCAGTCATAGTAATAATTTTATCTTGTCTAACAATAAAGAAATCATCATCAGATAATTCAACCCAAGGTTTCACCTTTATAAAAGATCCATGTTTGTTTTCTGACATTTTAACTACTACTGGATTTTGGAGAACAAGAATAGGATCACCATCATTCTCATCCACCATTACTAATGACAATACTTCTTCTCCAGATATCATTTTTATGATTGCGTGAAATTCATCTCCCATATTAATTTTTAAGCGGTATGTTTACAATATCATAATTAAAATTTTCTTCGTTATAAATTTTAATTCTTTCGATTAGATGATTTAAAGTATAATTTTTCCTGGACTTGTAGGAAATGTCGTCAGCAATATCATAGAGTGTTGCTTTTGTTTTGTTATTTCCTTTTCTGAGAACTCTACCAATTGATTGGAGATTCCTAATCCTCGACTTGGAAGGAGAAGCAAAAATAACATTGTGTAAGTTTTTAATGTTAATGCCAGTAGAGAATGTTCCATAAGATGCAACAATAATCGCATCATTCTCTTTCTCTGTAATCTCTCTTACTTTTTCTCTGTCTTCTGTTGCCACTCCACCATGAACAAAAAAGACATGTCGATCATCAATCTTATTGCTATTTATCATTTCATATAAAGGTTGACCATGACCTTCTACTCTGGAGAATAGAATAAGAGTATTACCTTTAAGATCGAGAGCAAGATTTCGAATAAATTTATTTCTTCGTTCATGATTTATGATATACTGAACTTCTTCTTCAAAATTTTCAAATCTATGTGCTGGGTGCTTCAGTAGAAGCACATTAATGTCCAATTGAGCAACATGCCCTTTCTTCATCAACTCATCAGTTTTAATAATCTTATATGATGGTCCAAATAGACCTTCTAAGACCCACTTATGAGTTTGTGTTCCATCAAGCGTTCCGGTAAAACCAAAACGATACTTGCAATCTGCAAGCTTTGACATTATAGATATAAGAGATTTTGATTTAAACTGGTGTGCTTCATCTCCAACAACCACATTGAATCTTGAAAAATACTTGCGAGGGAGTTTGTAGATGGACTGCCAGGTGGTGATAATCACCTGAGAATCAGTCTCTCTTTCACGTCCCGCATAAATCTTGTGGCAAAATGAACCTACATCCCAACCATAGTCTGCAAAGTCTTTATACATTTGCTCTACAAGCGAAGTCGTTGGAACAACTATCAGAATATTTTGTTGCTTCTCAACGTAATATCTCACAAGAGAGTATATCATCAGAGACTTTCCAGAAGCAGTTGGGGATATCAGCAGTCTTCTATTATGTCTTAGAGCGTCGTAGACCCCTTCTATTTGGTAGTCTCTAGGGGAATACCTACAGATAGCATTTATATAGTCTTTAACGCCTTCCTTAGAGATCATATTGTTCGTCTCAAAAGGAAGTCCATAAAATTTATTGTCTACAAACTCATAAGTATAATCATGAGTTTCACAAAATCTTACGACTTTATCCAATAAACCAACATATATCTCACTAGTTTCGGTATTGAATAAACGAATTTTTCCATCCCAGTGTCGATTACGAAACTGAGGCATAAACTTTGCACCAGGAACCTCAAACGTGAACTGATCTGCAAGTTCGTAATAAACGTGAGGATCTGCCTTTATTGTTAAATATACTTCGTTCTTCTTTTGAATAATCAAATGAGACATATACTCATAATATTAATTATAAGTATTTATTGGGGTTAGTTTGGATAACCTTGCTGTTCTCCGGCAGCGTCCATTCTCTGTCTAGTGTCTGCTCTTTCTGCTTCCGTTCTTTCTCTTTTTCTTTTCTTTGGTTTAATCTGAACTTCTTGTGGTTGTTGGGGTTGAACTTCTTGTGGTTGTTGGGGTTGAACTTCTTGAGGTTGTTGTGCTTGTTGTGGTTGTTGTGCTTGTTGTGCTTGTTGAGGTTGTTGAGTTCTTGCAGATTTTTTAATTTGTTGCAAACGCTGCAAACTTCGCTGATGTTTTGATGATGCAGTATCATAATTACTTTGAGCTGTTGCCAAAGTATTCTGTGCTTGTTGTCTTATTTGATTGTTTGCTTGTGCAATAGGAGAAGTGGGATCCGTTGCAATATGAACCTCTACATTTTTTCTATGCTGCCTTAATATTGGTTCTCCAGTTTCTGGATTTATGGGAATAGATGCATTTTGCGCATTTACACTTGCTACTTCTAGATCTCTTTCAGTATCAAAGAATGCTTGTTGTGTTTGTTGCGCCTTTCGTGCAGCATATCTTGCCCGTCTTTCTGCTGCCTGCCTCTCTATCCTTTCTTGTTTTACTGCCTCTCTTTCTGCTGCTAACCTTTCATCTCTTTCCCTACCAACTCCTTTTGATCTCAATTCGGCAGTTCTTGCTTGTCTATTAAACGTATCCAAGGTCATTGGTCCTTGTTGTGGTTGTGCTTGATTATCTGGTTTATCTGCATCAGGTTTTGCTGGCCCAACTCTTCCTGCTAAAGCACCAGATCTTTGTATCCTTTGTGGTTCTTCTCCTCTACGTCTCATTTCAGATGCACGGTATCCATCCTCTGTTTTGCTACTTTTACCCTTTCCAGATCTAGGAGTAAGAGGTTGGTCCAGATCTGCCCTTTGAGATACTGGTTCAGATTTTGCTCTACTAACAACTTCACCCGTCTTAGGATCTACATAAGTTCCCCTAACAACTTCAGTTGCCTGCCCAGATGGGGAAGACTTAAGGAAATCTGAGAGAGATTTCATAGTTGGATACTTTGAAAGAATACCTTCAATTCGTTCTCTTTGTCCCTTTTTTAAATCACTTACATCAATTCTTTTTGTCAATAGTTTATAAGCTTTTTCATATTCTTTTCTTTTTGGATCATCTCTATCCATACCCATATAATCTATCTTAAGTTGTTTTGGATTATTTTTATATTTTTTACTATCGGCAATTTTTTTAATTGCTCCAAGTTCACCTACTTCCAAATCTGACTTATCAATTTTATCATTTGGACTTCCTTTACCCCTCAAAAGTCTCATTGCAGTTAATGCATCTTTAAATTCTTGACTTTCTGGATCTAACTGAGCAGAAACTTCTTTCCCGAATTTTTGTTCACCACCAGCAGCTTCTTTATCAACTAATCTATCAAATCCGGGATAATTTTTAACAAGAGCATCAACTGCAGATTGAGCAATTGATAATCTTTTCTCACTCTTTTCTTTATTTTCTGTTGGACTAATTTTTAAATTCTGTGCTCTAACATATTTTGATATATTAGATTCTAAGTCTGCCTCAAATTTTTTAATTTCTTCCTTTGAGGCACCATCTTTTTTCAGTTTTTGAATATATTTTTTAGCAGCAGCTTTGAATAATCCTCTAACTTCTTCTGGTTCGGCAGATAGAGTTTGTGATCCTTCTCCCTGCTTTAAACTAATTCCTTGTCCAAATTTTTTATCTTTTGTGTCTGCGATAGAAATATCTCTTTTTGATGTATCTGCTTCTTTTCCAACTACATCTTTCCACATTCTTGTAGTGGGTGGAGTTGCTCCACCTTCAACTTTAGCATAAGCAGTTGATCTATTAGCAGCAGATTTTCCTCTTCTTCCTTTTGTATATGCTACAACACTATCTGGTGCCAATTTCAATTCGTCATAGTATGTTGATTGACTTTGACTTGCATTAGTATCTTTTCCCTTTTCAAATCCCCGTTTTGCCTTTGCAAAACTTAATGGATGTTTAGGATCTTGTCTAGCAGCATCAATTTCTTTCTCCATTGCTTGTCTAGCATCATCATATTTTCCAGCATTAATAAGATCTCTTATTTCTCTGCCGTATTTTCTATGAGTAATAAAGTGATTCCATACTTTTCTGAATGCATGTTCATCACTATATTTTCCCTCAAATAAAAGGAAACCATATCTATAACATTCAAATATAAAATCTCCGAAAGACTTCATCTCTATCTTACTTCTATCATTATTAGGTATTTATTATTCACCACAATTAAACTTGAAATCTAAAACTGCTTTATACAGTTCAGTTTTAAGATAATGT